CCAGCCTCATTCCCGGCGTGATCACCGTCGAAGCTGTCGCCTGCTGCAAGCACTGTATGCACCTGTTTCACTTCCTGCACCGGTTCCGGTCGGATGGGTCAATAGAGTTCGTAAGGAATGGCGAATGGGTAAAGTCGTATGGCCGCCAGGACACTTGGTGGACGCGGTTGGTGGATCGAGTAAAGCAGTTAAAACCACTGTGGGAGAACCTGTGATGACAAAAACAGAATGGGAAGCGATAGAGAAAAGCCTGATGACCCAGGCTGCAAGAGTTGTATTGGTCTGTGACGGCTATCGTCTGCAATTACGGATTACAAGAATAGCGGAAATGAAACTGGCCATTGGTTTTTCAATCAACGGCGGCAGCGATTATCTTGAGTGGATGAAAACTGATTGTGAGGAACGCCGCCGCTTTTTCAGGCCGTATACCCGGTCCGTCTGGAATAAATCGCAACTGGATATGTTCAAGAAATTGAGCAAGAAGCAAATGCAAATACGCGTCGTTGATCCGGGCAAAACCTTCACTACTTTCTATCCCTGGTGGAACTCTTTTAAAGCTCTCAAGAGTCATTTGATTAAGCACAACACCAGCATTGAGCTGGAAGCGGAGTTTTAGATGAAAGCGATTCTTGAGAAGTTCCCGAAGGCGGTCCTGATTGAGTTCATTTTAAAGGATTGCGGCTTTCACCTCATATCAAAAGATTATCTGGAAGGCCAGCTCCTCCACTACCAGTGGGATCAAGAAGAAGAGGCCATAGCACTTGAACGTGCTGAAATAGCTGCGGAGCACGCGAAGTATGAAAACTGGGATATTCCTGGTCATCATTACAAATATATGGAAGCGGTAAAGCGCGGCCAACGCGTCACCGCACGATGGAACCGAAACGAAAAGGTTTACGAACAGTCACGAAAGTTGATGGGGTATTGACATGAAACAAGGCTCCGCGTTTGAACGCTGCTTCCAGCGCCTTCAGTCCGGCCAGGTACTGACCGCGCAAAAGATAGCCGACTTGTACGACATCAATATCCGGTCGGCATACAGAACCATACAAGCCATGGAAGCAGCCTTGCCGGTCCGGTCCTTTGGCACCATGCCCCGACAATACAAACTGATGGAGAAATAACATGACAGCATCAGCCGCCGAATGGCTGGCACAAAACAGCATCGACTGCCAGCCCCTGGGTGCGCGGATCAGCAAGGAACAATGCAAAGCCAACCACGGTCGCCTGTTCGCTTGCGAAACCTGCCCGCTTGGCGGCGTCAAGTATACCGGCCCGGCAAAGATAACCAGGAAAGTCAGAGGCAAACAGGCGCCGGTGATTGTTGATGAATACATCGCAATACCACAACCCGCGCTGGCAGTAGCCACCGTCGCGATTGTGCAGCAAGACACGGTTGAACCGGTAAAAAAGCGGGGCACCAAGCCCGTTAAATGGCCCTTCACCCCACACATGAACGCGGTGATCCGTGAGACCTACCGCACCGAGACGGCAAATGGCACCGTGAATAAACTGGCAGCCACATTCGGCTATCCCCGCTGGGCGGTCAGCAAACAAGCGCGCACCATCGGCGCATATGAAGTTCGGTGTAAAGAACCAGACTGGAGCGATGTAGAACTACGGGTGATGAGCAACAATGCTCATCTTACTCCAGAGCGTATTCAGAGGGCGCTGAGGCTAGCCGGTTTCAAACGCAGCATTGCCGGGATCATCCTTAAACGCAAACGGATGCGTATGCCGGCCAACCTTAAGGGCCAGTCCGCCAACACCCTGTCCGAATGTTTCGGTATAGATCCCAAAGCCATCACCGCTTGGATTAAAAAAGGATGGTTAAAAGCTGAACGTCGCGGCACTCACCGGACCGAGCGCCAGGGTGGAGATATGTGGTTTATCAGGAACAAGGATTTACGCCAGTTCATCATCGAAAATATCGGTGTCATCGACATCCGCAAGGTTGATAAATTTTGGCTGATCGATGTCTTAACGCTCAAGGAGGCCGCGTAACATGGGAGCAAAGACGGAAAACCCGAGATACAACGTACTGTCATTCCGAGCCTCGGATGAAGAACGGCAGGTTATTGAAGCGGCCATCAACGGCGGCAAAAAACAGGACTTTCTGCTCGCAGCGGCCTTGGAAAAAGTCCTGCACGATGAAGACTATTCATACCGGGAACGATTCAATGCACTGCAGCAGCGATGATCAGTTCGCAATAGATGAACGCGCCCGGATCATGGAGTTTGACGGCAAGCTCGGCAGGATTGAGGCTGAACGGTTGGCCAGAATGCGTCCCTGGGAGAAGAACCCGCGTTGGATGCTCCCACCGGCGCAACCATGCTTGATTGACGGCACGCTTGCCGGTGAGGCTCTCAGACACGTAATGGAACTGTAAAACCAGCCTCACGCAACGACGCAACGAAAACCAAAACAAAGGGAATCGGCAATGGACAAATACAGAGACGTAAGAATTAAGGTTGTCGTCGAGGACATGGGGCATTGCAGCACCGAATGCCAGTACATGGAAGGTGACGGAACGATGGCGATGTGTATTTTTGGTTCACTCACGATGGATTCGGTTACGGGCACATTTGTCCGGCACTGCGAATGCTGCATGTCGGAACTGTAGTGTTTAATTTTTATGATTCTCGTTGCGTCGTTGCGGCGTTGCGTAAAACCAGTCTTTAAAAAGGATTAAACCATGGCTCAAAGCCCATTTAAAAAACGTACCGACGCAGAGCAATGGAACATCGACCGTCCGCGCATCCATGCCCTTAAAAACAAAGCTGTAGCGAAGAATCCAGGCTTTAACGACGACAATTATCGCGACATCATCCTGGATATCAGCAACGGCAAGTGCAGCTCGTCCACCGATTTGAGCCGCCAGCAACGTCAAGAGCTGATCAGCCGCCTGTCCATGTTGGCCGGTGAGACCTCCCCCACCTTCCAGTCAAGGAGGGGGCCGGGGGGTGGTTACGACAAGCGCACCTATCCAAAACGTCCGAAGAACATGGATAACCACGGTCAGTCCCGCGATGAGCAGCTCAAGAAGATTGAAGCACTGCTTACCGTTGGTAAGAAAGAATGGCCCTATGCGGACGGCATTGCCCGGAAGATCTGCAAGGTCGACAAGGTTCAGTGGGTCGAGACACATGCTTTATACAAAATCATTGCCGCCCTTACCTATCAGGCCAAACGTGAAGGCTGGGATCTCTCCGGAGCAAAGTAGCCCTCACCCTATCCCTCTCCCATGAGGCGAGGGTATTCAGTTCGCCTTACGGCGGAAAGAGACAAGATTGAAACGTATCGGCTTGCACATATACCGCGAATACTACGCGGGCAGCGCTTTGGCAGACATCTGGGACAAGATCACCAACGTCCTGGCCGACGCCGGAGTTGCCGACGCCGAACAGATCGGGCTGCAGCTCACCGAATGGATGCGCACGACCTGGGGCGGGCAAATGCTGGTTGACCGGCATCGGGAGCAACCGCTCGGCTATAGCAGGTTCGATTTATTGCGTGACCAGGCGCTGGCCTTGTTGTCTGATTCTGCCCTGGCCGCCGAGATCGTCCGCGTTGTCCGGGTCGATTACCGTAAAGCCTATCTGCCGAAGATCAAAGCCCTGGAGCTGCTTACGCGGGATATCGAGATATTCAATCGAGGTAACAGCCACTCAAAGATCGAGCGGCTGGGGACACAGAACAACATCAGCACACGGCGGGTGTATCAGATCAACAAGCGGATGGTTGCAAGCAAGAAAGCGTGGGAAGAACCAATGCTGCCGGGTGTGGCGTGAAAAATTCAATTGACAAAATATACGGTTCCGCTTTACCGTTTGCTCAAGTGGCGTCGAAACTACGAGTAATCGAGCGGAACCTGACCGATATCAGGTATTTTTGCGCCCACAGTATGAAAGGACTGTCGGGTGGACAGGGCCATACAACACCCTTTTGGGGAAATCCCTGTGCCGTTCTCGATTGCGGTTTCGAACCACCCGGCACCTTCGAAAGTGCCATTTCGAAAAAATCGAGGTCTATCATGGCAACTGTAATTCCTTTCCGTAAGCCCGCTCCCGTTCCATCCCTACAACTCCCTGATATTTGCCCTATCGATCTTCTGCCTGACGATGTTGTCGCAAGCTACATAAAAGTAATGGCACGGGATAACCTGCGTGTTGAGCTGTTTGCTTTCCTGTGCAGTCTCTGCGCCTCCGATCCGCTACTTCTAAAGCCAGGTGAAAATTTTCGCTATCTGCTGCCCCACTCAAACGCAGTCCGTGTACCACAACTAAAAGACTTAATGGAGGTGTAACATGGGAACACCTTCTAAAGAACAAATGACGCTCAATTTCAAGGGTGACGATGTCCGGTTGTTCGATCAGCTCCGCGCCTCGGCCCGCCGTAATCGCCGCCCCCTTACCAACGAAATACTCTACCGGCTTGATCGCTCTTTCACCGCCGATAACAAACAACAGGAGGTTTAACCATGGGACACATTGCACCATTCCATTTTCCGCAGGATGCCGTAGTTTTGAAAAACGGCCACGCCATTACCACCAGCCTGATCGTGGCGGAGGTGTTTGGTAAACAGCACAAGGATGTACTCAGGTCTATCAATAACCTTGATTGTTCAGTGGAATTTAGCCAGCGCAATTTTGCGCCGGCCTCTTATTTCGATGCACAGGGCAAACCACGCCCTATGTACAATATTGGCAAGGACGGCTTCATCTTCCTGGGCATGGGTTTCACCGGCCCCGAAGCTGCCCGCCTCAAAGAGGATTACATCCTCGCTTTCAACCTGATGACGGAAAAGCTACAGGCCTCACAACACTTGCCACCACAAAACCCGACGAAAGTCGTTGATGCCCTGGAGGATGCCGAACGAAATGCCGAGTTTTGGCGGGTAAAGTTTGAACTGGAACAATCACGGCGGGAAAATGAACAACTCAAGCAACAAATAGGCAAAGTTGATGAGCGTCACTTTTTTACGCCAGAAGAGGATTTGGAACTGATCCGCATGAAGCAGCAAGGGTTTGGTAAAATCAAAATTGCCAAACTGAAGGGATGGATACCGAATTCCGTGGAAAGCAGGTGCCGCAAACTCCGCAAGGATGGAAGGCTTTAAGCGAAACGAGCCCGGCTGAAAAGTCAGCCGGGCTCGTCTGTTGGGTGTGGTGGCCCGACACTGATGTGCCGCCGAAACATTAAAACCATTGAACGCCGGTGAGAATCTGTTATAACGAATCATCATATTTATGGGAGGGATTATGAAACGGATTTTATTGATTGTGTTACTGGTTGCATCAGCAATTGCATTCCAGACCGTGGCATTTGCTGAAACCGAGATCGACGGTTTTAGAGGAATAAAGTGGGGTACTGACATTTCGAAGATGAAGGAATTTACAAAAGTTGGGGTCGATCCTAGTTTCGGTGGGATTGATAAATACACTAAAAGCGGTGATTCCATGTCAATCGGGGCGGCAAGCCTTGATAGCATTCAATACGGGTGTTGGCATGGTAAATTTTCTTCCGTATCTATAAAAACATCGGGGTATAGCAACTTTCATGCACTTCTTGATACCAGCAAAGAAAAATTCGGAGCGCCCTTCCAAGCTAATAAGTATATTGAAAAATATTTTTGGCCTAATTCAGGTACTGCCCTCATGCTGGATTATAATAAATTTTCCCAAGTAGGAAGCTTGTTTATGGGCTCAAAAGCAATTTCCGTAGAACAAACAGAGTTTAGCAGGGCAAAGGCTCGTGAAGGTGCAAATAAAGGGTTTTGACACACCACGCTTGACATCCTACCCCCCATCACGATATACACCGCAAATCACCACAAAGCCCCTCCAACCCCGGAGGGGCTTTTCTATTTTGAAGCCATTTCAAACCACCCCTTAAACACCATCCCGTACTATCCCCACTCAAGCAGAACCAATCTTAGACCGGCAGACAATCCCTGTTTCTTTCCCTCTCCCGTGGAGAGGCAATGAATCCTTTCCCCCTCAGGGGGAGAGATAGAGAGAGGGGAAGCTGACTCCAGGCGGGTGCTACCCACACCCGCCCCGGTCCATAACATCGATACCACCCGAGAGAGGCCATACAACAACGCAATAGGTTTGGTGAGGTGTGAGCTGCGGGAAGCCTCCATGATCTCCGGTCCTTGGCAAAGTCCGGATAGAAAGCCGAAGCGCAGTATTGCGGGCCACAAGAACAGGGGGGCGGCTTCTGCCCCCCTAGCCATCAAATCAAAGGAGTCCCACATGCATTGGTCAAAGAAAGAGTTGTTTCGTTGCCTGCCGTTCCTTGCCCTGTTTGCCCTGACGCTGTTCTTTTACAAGGGTGATTACGAGGGCGTCGTCGGTGCTATCTACATCCTCACTGTGATCTCATTCACGGCCCTGATCGGGCACTACATCCGCAAAGCGCTCTTCCCTTACGCCGATATCCAGGTGGCCTGGAAGAAGTCCCTGGAGGAGCCGTTTACCGCCGCCATGGTCTTTATCGCCATGCTGGCTTTCCTGTTCGGCATCATTGCCCTGGCCGCCGGTGTCATCAGCCCCGCAAAGGCCGGTGCAGCCACCGAACCAACCGCCAAGGCGAAGCGCTATTTACCTACCCTGAAAGCGGCCTTTGATGCCCATTGGCCAAATGCGCCACTTCGTCACATAGCAGCCGCCCAGATCGAGCAGGAATCCGCTGGGTGGAATGCACATGCCGAGCTGAAGACCAGCCGCGAATATGGCTTCGGCCTCGGTCAGATCACCGTGACTTCCCGTTTCAACAACTTCAAAGCCGCACAGCGGATCTTTAAGGATTGGAAGTGGGAAGATCGCTTCAACGTCAAGTATCAGCTCGGTTATGCCGTCATCACCGATAGATCTAACTTCAAGGAGGTCTCCCGGCTCTTTCGAGACGATGACTCACGCTGGCGGGGGGCACTCGTGTCCTACAACGCCGGTCTGGGCACCGTCTTGCAGCGCCGCTCTCTAGCCATCCGAAGCGGCGTACTGCACGACCGGTGGAACGGCGGGCTTGATCAGGTCGCCATGGCCTACGAGTCCAGGAAACTCTATGGCCGCACCCTCTCCAAGATGCGCAACGAATATCCGCACATCATCTGCGATGTCCGCGCACCGAAGTATATCGGGTGGGTGTGATGCGCCCTCTCCCTATCCCTCTCCCACAGGGCGAGGGGATTCAATGCGCCTGCCGGCGGAAAGAAGAGCCATGATTGACGTCATCACCAACATATTCAGCTTGCGCGGATTGCTGATCATCGCGGGATTTCTTGTCGTAGTCGATATTGGCCAGTGCTCGGCATTGAAAATACAGGGTGCCCGCCTTGGCACCGCCATTGCCGAAAAACAGACCCTCACCGTCCAGCTGCAGGAAACCGGCAAACAGGTCAAAGCGCAAAACGGAGCCATCGACCAGATGCTTGATAACGCCGCCAAGGCTGCTGATCGTCTCCATGCTGCCGAGGCCGAAGCCGGGAAAGTACAGGTGATCACCAGGGAACGCATCCAGTATGTCCAGGAAGCCGCCATTCCGGTCGAATGTCCTGAAGCGATCACCTGGGGAGCCGGGCACGCTATCGAGATCGGCAAACGGTGGGAGGTCACGCCATGAGTAGAGTTCGCGTTGTCATTGGCTATCTGCTCGGCTGGAGCCTGATCTGTTGGGCCACAGCCGCCTGTACTCCTGCAGTACGCCTGCCGGAAACCGTCAAAATCCCGGTACCGGTGCAGTGTCCGGAACCACGCCCGGTCACCCGGCCACGCCTGGCTATCGCATCGCTGCCGGACAAACCAACTCCTGATCAATACGTTCGTGCCGTTGAATCAAGCCTGGAAGCGGTCATGGGCTATGCGGAGGAGTTGGAAACGTTGCTGGGAGGCTATCGCCGTGGCCGATGATATGGAGTTTGTCCAGGGCATCAACGAACAGCATCGGGTGGACTCACTGGCTGAACAGGTGCGCAACCGCGAGCCGGACGATAACGAGACCGGCGAATGCATCGACTGTTACGAAGTGATTCCGGAAGAGCGGCAGCGGGCAAAGCCTGGTTGCCGCCGTTGTATTACGTGTCAAGAAGCACATGAAATTCATTTGCACTGGGGGCCGTTGTGATTATCAAGGTTGAATTCTGGCAGCTGGTAATGCTGCTCTTGTCGTTTCTGGGCTTTTGCGGAGTTGTCGGCAAGCTGCTCCTGGATCAGATCGACCGCCGCTTAAACGTCAAATTTACCGCCCAGGAAGAATCCCGCGTCGCCGGTGACAAAGCCATTAACGACACGTTAAAGATCAGATTTGCCGCCCTTGAGGAAGCCCGCCGGGCCGGTGACGAGGCCATTCACGACACGCTCAAAGCGCACATTGCCGAGGAATCCAAAAACAGCGGCCAGCTGCTGGAGCTTGAACGGCAACTCCTCAACTGGAAAGCTGATCTGCCGCTGCAATATGTACGGCGTGAAGACTTTATCCGCAACCAGACGATTATCGAATCCAAGCTCGACGGCTTGGCATTACGGTTTGAAAACGCAATACTCAAGGGAGGTTCAAATGCTTAATCAACAAGCCGAAGCCAAGAAACGGCGCGAATTCATCCGCTGGATCATCCTGCTGGCACTCGACAACGCCCGGCCCATAGGCTGTTATGAAGAGCTGGTATTGCTGGCCACTCAGGGCTATTACCAGGACGCCACCGTGCTGGAACTGCGCCGGGAGCTGGACTACCTGCATGATCGTAAGCTGGTGGAGCTGAAGAAAGAACCGACCGGTCGCTGGTTCTGCGATATCACCCGCTATGGCGTTGATGTGCGCGAGTATACCGTTGATTGTGACCCCGGCATTGCCCGCCCGGCGGTCTACTCCTGATGCCTCCCAAGAATAAGGTTTATACGCTGCCGCCAGCAATACAGGCATGGCTTGATGAGACGCTCGCAGCCAACGGCGGCCAGCAGTTCAAAGCCTTGGAAGCCGATCTTGCCAAGAAGGGTTTCAAGATCAGCGACTCGGCCCTGCAGCGCTATCATGCCAATGACCTGCAGCCACGCCTGCAGGCGCTTAAACTGGCTACTGAAGGCGCTCGCACGGTTGCTGCCGCCATGGGTGAGAATGACGGCACCATGTTGGAGGCGCTTACCGGGCTTTGTCAGGAGCGTCTGTTTTCACTGCTTATGGAAGTAGATCCTGACAGCATTGATGGTGCGATTCTGGCCAAGCTGGCAAGGGCGATCAGCGACCTGGCTAGGGCGTCGATCAACGTTAAGAAGTTCGTATCTGATGCCCGTACCAAGGCACTCAACGATGCTGCAGACGTGGTCAAGAAAACCGCCGCCAAGGCTGGAGTTTCCGATGAGTTGATCGAACGGATCCGCGCCGATATCCTTGGCATAGGGACACCAGCATGACAGCCGTTGCAGTGCAAACTGTAGAGTCGCATAGCGATGCGGAACTACGCTTTGACGGCAACGGCAACCCTGTCCGTTCCATTCCAGCATGGGCAACGCCACGTGCTCGCAACCTGCGTGTGCCGCCGGTACTGCTCGGCTATCAGCAACGCTGGATTGCCGACACCGCCGAAGTCAAGATCATCGAAAAATCCCGCCGTGTCGGCATATCCTGGGCAGAGGCTGCTGACGCCGTACTGTATGCAGCCGCCGAGAGTGGCGACGATGTCTGGTACATCGGCTACAACCGCGAGATGGCACAAGAGTTCATCCTTGATTGCGGCATGTGGGCTAAGAAGTTCCAGAGCTTCATTTCCAGCATTGAAGAGGTTGAAGAGGTTTTCAGCGACATCCAGGTCGTTGACGGTAAAACCTTCATTCAAGAGCAGAAGATCCTTGCCTTCAAGATCACCTTTGAATCCGGCAACCGTATCACCGCTCTCAGTTCCCGCCCCAACAACCTGCGCGGTAAACAGGGCCGAGTCATCATTGACGAAGCGGCTTTCCACGACAACCTGGCCGGGCTGATCAAAGCGGCGATCGCGTTACTCATGTGGGGCGGCCAGCTCCGGATTATTTCAACACATTTTGGCGACTCCAACGAGTTTAACGAGATTATCCAGGACATTCGCGCCGAGCGACTTGAATACAGCCTGCATAGGGTCACCCTTGACGATGCGCTGGCCGATGGCCTGTTTCAGCGTATCTGTCTGGTCCGGAACAAGGAATGGACACAGGAGAGCGAAACCGAGTGGCGTCAGAAGTTAATCAACTTCTATCGCGGCAACTCCGACGAGGAACTATTCTGCGTCCCAAGCCAGGGTACCGGCAACTACCTGCCGCGTGTCATCCTGGAACGCTGCATGTCCGATGACATCCCCGTACTCCGCTGGTGCTGCACAACCGAATTTGCCACCGAACCGGACCATGTTCGCTCCAAAGCCGCCGAGGATTGGTGCCATGAAAACCTGCTGCCGCTGTTGAACCAGCTGCCCCAGGATCGAACCCACTGTCTGGGCGAAGACTTTGCGCGCAGTATGAACCTGACCGTGCTGACGCCCGGCACCATCATGGAAAAGCTCAATATCCGGGTGCCATTCGTGGTCGAACTGTTCAACGTCCCTTTCCGCGAACAGGAGTTTGTGTTGTTTTACATCCTGAAGCGGTTGCCACGGTTCAAACACGCCTCCCTGGATGCCAGGGGCAACGGCCAATATCTGGCCGAGCGGGCTATGCAACAGTTCGGACCAGAACGTGTCACCCAGGTCATGCTAACCGAAAACTGGTACCGGGAACATATGCCCAAAATGAAGGCGCACTTTGAAGATGGCACTATCCTGGTGGCCAAGAATGATGAACACATGGATGATTTCCGGGCCATCAAGGTTGTTCGCGGCGTTCCAAAAATAGCGGACAAACAAACCGGTACCGCAGACAGCGCCAGCGGCATGGTTCGCCACGGCGATGCAGCCATAGCCTGCTGTATGATGGTCCATGCCAGCCGCCAGGACAATGTGATTCCTATCGAATTCAGAACCGCTCCCAGCGGTGGCATCCGCCTCGGATCCGGAAGCAACATGAACAACTTTATGAGGACGTGATGAATCTTTACGAAATCAACATGACAGTTGGAAACGCCACGTACAGCTGCGGTAGGCGCACGGCAGCTATACCTGCTCTGATTGCAGGGGCGTTGCTTGATGGAGTCGAAACCATCACGATCAAGCGCGTCACAAAATGCCAGAATGAGATTGGAGAGAATATGGAGTTACCACGCTATCAGTCACATAAGACCGTATGGGCAGCAAAGATTACGGAGATGATCTCACTTGATTCGGGCACACAGCTCCTCTTTGGGGAGATTGATAAATACATCATTGTTACCAAAGACTGGATGAGTAAACACTCTCCAACAGTAGGCGGTTACTTTGTGCGCTATGCAGATGACTACACATCCTTCTCTCCTGCAGAGGCTTTTGAAAACGGTTACACCCGAGTTTAACTTCTGCGAGGTCATAAATGACAACTGAAAAACAAAAACCCGAACAGAACGAGATTGCCTCCGCCGCAACCGACTTCGATATATTCCAGGGCTTCATGGAACAGATCGCCAACCCTGACGAAGTGCTGCGCCTGGAGTGCGGCGGTGATATCAGTATCTATGACAATATAGGCCGTGATCCCCGCGTATCCTCCAACCTTGGCACGCTGGCCGGGGCCGTGGTGGGTAAGGAATGGAATATGGTGCCATTCTCCCAGGAAACGATAGACATCACGGTAGCCGATTACGTGCAGAAAGTTTTTATGGCCTTCCCCTTTGACCGGTCGCGCCGCTCCACGATCAGGGGGGGCTCTCTCAAGGGGTTCGCAATCTGCGAGGTCATGTGGGATTACAGTGAAGGTGACACCTTCATAAATGACATGAAATATCGCCATCAGCGGCGGTTCACGTTCAACACCTCAAACGAAATCCTGCTCAAAACCATCGACAATCCCATGGGGATGAACGTCTCGATCCGTGATGGCCTGCTACTTAAAAAGTTCCAGCACGTCGCGTTCGGCGATGAGGTCGAAACTCCTTACGGGATTGGCCTGGGCCGTGAGCTGTACTGGTCCTGGTGGTTTAAAAAAAATATCATCAAATATTGGTTGCAAAAAGGCGAAAAAAGTTCCTGTCCGACGGCTGTCGGAGAATACGATCCCGGCACCCCCTCGGTTGACCAGGATAAGCTGCTGGCTGCCGCCCAAGCGCTACACAGTAACAGCAGCGTAGTCATCCCAAAAGGTATGAGCCTGAGGTTTTTGGAATCAGCACTCTCCGGAGCGCTGGACACTTATGAAAAGCTGGCCAATTTCATGAACGATGAAATGACCATCAGCATCCTCGGCCAGACCGCCACTACCACCGGGACTCCCGGCAAGCTTGGCAACGAAAAGTCACAGGAAAACGTCATGGATGACCGGGTAAAGGCTGCGGCGGATTCCCTGTGCGAGGCATTCAATGCCCGTAACACCGGTGTGATCCGCTGGCTGGTTGATTACCAGTTTCCCGGCCTGGGCCGCTATCCGCAGATGTGGATTGATTGTGAGGAGGAGGAAGACAAGAAGACCCTGGCCGAGCGGGATGACAAACTGTCCACATCGATGGAGAAAAGCGGCCTGCGTCTGACCAAGAGCTATTACGTCCGCCAGCACGGGCTGAAGGAAGATGATGTTGAGGCTGCGCCAAAGGCGGCTTGGCTTCGCGGTGCAAACCCGCCCGACCCGGCAGTATCTTTTGCTGAAGGAGATCCATCGGCACCCGACTCCGCCGATCTGATGGCCGAGTCGGTAAACTATAAAAAGGCCATGGCCGAGACGGAAAAGTGGAATCAGCAGGTTCGCGTCCTGGTTGACCAGGTGATTGCTTCCGGAGGTGGACTGCCCGAATTGAGCGCCAAGCTCGCAGCGCTCTTTCCGGCAATGGATGTTGCTACTTTCGGCGATCTGATGGCCCAGGCCATGACCTTGTCTGACGCTGCCGGTCGGGCCGATGTCATGGATGGCATGTAAGACGTAGGGGCGCTGCTTGCCGCGCCCCCTGATGCAATCTCCACACAAAGGGCGGGCGGAGCAAGCGCCGCCCCTACGGGCCCCACACATGACCAACGACGAATTTAACCAAGTCTTTAACCTGCCGTTTAACGAGGCTTCGCAGTTCTTCCGGAACAAGCTGACCATCCCTACCGACCAGTGGGATGATCTGTGGAAGGATCAGCACGCCAAGGGCTTCATGGTGGCCGGTGCCACCAAGGCTGAGATGTTGACGGACATGCGCGATGCGATTCAGAAAGCCGTTGACGGCAAGATGACGCTCCCGGAATGGCAGCGCAAGTTTGACCAGGTAGTTGAGCAATATGGCTGGAGCTACAACGGCGGACGCAACTGGCGCTCATCCCTGATCTACAACGTGAACGTGCGTACGGCCAATCAGGCGGGGCGCTGGAAGCAATTGACCGATGTACCCGATGGGGAAGTCGTGTACCTGGTGTACCGTCACCGTGACGGCGTCATGCATCCCCGTCCGCTGCATGTGTCCTGGAACGGGATCACCCTGCCGTCAACGCATCCCTGGTGGACAACTCACTACACACCGAACGGCTGGGGCTGCCACTGCACCGTATTCAGGGCCACTGCCGCCGAGTACCGGGCAGCGGTCAAGGCCGGGCACATACCGCCTGCAGAAGAGATCATCGATCCAAAGACCGGCGCTCCGATCGGCATTGATAAGGGATGGGATTACAACGTCGGCCAAGCCGCCGATCACAGTTACAAGATCCTGGGCGACAAGTTCGAGACGCTGCCAAATGACATCTCCAGGGCATGGATGAAAGAGCATGTTGGCGGCCCGGCCTTTGAGCGTTTTATCGAGGGGAAGATCAGCGGAGAGTTTCCGGTGGCGGTACTGCAGCCTGACGATATCGCGGTCCTGGATGCCAAGTCTCAGACGGTGTGGTTTTCTCAGGATAGCCTGCTGAAGAACAAAGGGGAGATCCCAACCAGGAGCGCCGGGCATCCTGAATTGACTCTGGCCGATTACCGGATGATTCCGGAGATCATCGACCAGGGTGAGGTGTACCAGAGGAACGATGAAAAGCTGATTTACCTGCTGCGGGGAGATACGGTGTACCGGGCGGTACTGAAGAAAACCAAGAGCGGCAGTGAAAACTACTTCCTGTCGTTGATCAGCAGCTCAACCGACACCAATGCTGTCAAACAGGTTGTCGCAAAATACGAAAGGATTCGTTAACCGGGCGGGGGCGGCGATCCTCGCAAGCGCTCATCATCGGGTTTCCCCGAAGGCGTCGGCAGCCTATGGCCGAACCGGTTAACAAATCCTTTTG